GGCGCAGATGCACCTATGATCACAAGATTATTCCGATCACCCGTAAGGTCCGCGAACTGGCACCAATCAAGCGAGGCCAAAGCCATCTTGGGGCCGTGCAGTGGATCGGGATCAGCTTTGATGAGATTCATCGGATGAAGCCTTCCCGCGACAAGTGGTCGCAGCATAGGTGGCCGCTGATTGAGATGGAAATGACTCGTAGCGACTGCGTGAAATGGATGCAAAAGAATGGTTTTCCAAAACCGCCACGTTCAGCGTGCGTCTATTGCCCATTCCATTCTGATCACGAATGGAGACGCCTCAAGAATCACGAGCCTGCGGCATTTGCAGTAGCCGTGAAGTTTGAGCAGGATCTGCAAGCGTTGCATAGCTCACCCGAGGTCTCAAATAGGATGATGAGCGTGCCATTCTTGCATGACAGCTTGAAGCCGCTTGGAGAAATTGATTTCTCCGAAGACACTACTCAGGGGCAATTCAAGTGGGGTAATGAGTGCGAAGGAATGTGCGGGGTCTAACAACTATGCCTCTCGGTAACGTCCACTTTTCCGACGACTTTCAGCCTGGATTTGGCATCCCGTGGGTGCCGATGCCTTCAGCCGAAGAACTGGCTGCTTGGCCGCAGGAAAAGCTGGCTGAGTACCTTGTCTTCCGAGAGCAGCGGAACGCTCAAGCCATCGACAACCCCGTCGGCGCCGGCTGGACGCTGCCTATGTGGGGTGAAGTGATGGTTAACTGGAAGAAGTACAAGAATCACGTCATCCTTGGTGGTAATCGTTCCTCTAAGTCCATCTTTGCTAGCCGGTTATGCGTTTGGGCGGCTGCGACTATCCCCTCTGCGGAGATCCGTGCCTATCACGTCAACGAGAACCGCTCCATCGAGGATCAGCAGCAGATGGTCTATGATGGCTTGCACCTAGGCATCCGTAATCTTCCCACCAAGAAGGGGTTGCACCACTCGGTGCAGTACAGCCAGAAGAACGGCTTTACCGACAACGTCTGCATCCTGCCTCCGGTCCGCCCCGGCTACAAGGGCGGTGCGATCAAGTTCAGCCACTACCGCAGCTACCAGCAGGACGCGCAGGTGGCAGAGGGCTACAAGGCGCATCTGATCTGGTGCGACGAGGAATGTCCGCAGAAGATGTTTGAAACGCTCCAGTACCGGACGGTGGACCTTCACGGCCGGATTGTGCTGACGTTTACGACGCTCACTGGCTGGACCCCGTTGGTCCAAGACATCCTTGGCAAGACGCGCACCCTCAAGAAGCGGTTTGCCCCCCTAGTGGGCAAGGAACTGCCCGTCATGCAGGAGTCGCTGTCCCGGCCTGACACTGCGATCTACTACTTTTGGACGGAAGATAACGCCTTCCTAGATACTTCCGACTTCGTCGGCAAGTTGGCCGGACGACCCCGCGAAGAGGTGCTTGCCCGTGCGTACGGAATTCCGTCCAAGTCCATCACGTCCGTCTTCCCCGGCTTCAACAAGGACGTGAACGTCATTCCCCATGAGACGCTTCCTTTTATCCGTGATCCGAACTATCAGGTCACTCGCTACATGGCCCTCGACCCGGCAGGGTCCAAGAACTGGTTCATGCTCTGGGTCGCTATCGACGCGGCCGGCACCTGGTGGGTATATCGAGAGTGGCCCGACTACGACGACTGGGCACTACCTGGGTCCAACATTGAAGGGAAGCCAGGCCCCGCACAGAAAGGCTCCAAGCGTGGCATCCGTGACTACGTCGAGCTTATCGAGAACTGTGAGAACGGTGAGCCGGTTCAAGAAAGATACATTGATCCGCGACTGGGTGCCGCCGAAAGACAATCAGCCGAAGGGGCGACCACCATTATCTCGGAACTGGATGATGTGGGAATGACGTTCATCCCTGCCCCCGGCGTGGAGATTGAGAACGGCCTGCAACTGATCAACAGCCTCCTGTCCTACGACGACAAGAAGCCGATCTCCGCTCTGAACGGACCCAAGCTCTACATCTCCGATCGCTGCCAGAATCTAGTGTATTCCATGCAGGAATATACTGCCCGTGGCGGCAAGGACGAGGCGACCAAAGACCCCATCGACTGCCTCCGGTATTTGCTCGTTTCCAACTGCGAGTACATCGACCCCAAGTCTATGACATCCGAGGATAACCGGACGTGGAGCTATTAACTTGCCTCCCTTGGGGCTAGGATATAACCGGCGTTAGCAATGAGTTCCATCGACTCCATCACCACTTCCGTCCCCAAAGATCCCGGCCTGCAACTCGCTCCGGTTGGGGACTCCGGCCCTGATTTCAACGTCCTCAACAAAGCCTTTGAGGACTGCGTCCGCGACAACCAGCCCTACATCGACCAGTGCCGGCTGAACTACGAGACCCGTTACGCCATCTGGAACGGACAGTCCTCGGACGGCAAGAAGCACGCCCGCGAGGGCAGCAAGGTTAGCCCCACCCCGTGGGATGGAGCCTCCGATCTCCGTGTCTTCCTCGTTGATAACATCATCAACAAGAAGGTCGCGATGCAATGCATGGCCTTCCAGCGGGCCAACCTGTCCGCGGTGCCAGTCGGCGCCAACGACATTCCCCGCTCGCAACTGGTCACGAACTTCATGCGTTGGCTGATCCAGACGCAGATCCCCGAGGTACAGCGCGAGATCGAGATCGCGGCCAACTACATGAGCGAGAAGGGCCTAGCGGTGATGGGCCAGTTCTGGGAGAAGCGCCGTGAGAAGGTGTTGGTCAACGTGCGGCTGGAAGATCTGCAGGCCCAGTTCCCGCAGATCGAGATCGCAGCCCTGATCAACGACAAGGGAGCCGAGGACGATCTCAAGGGTATCTTTGAGGAGCAGTACGGATGCAGCCGCCAGAAGGCGGGCACCATGCTGCGGGAACTTCGCAAGACGGGTGAGACCTCGGTGCCGATGGATGGACCGGAGCGCAGCTATCCTGTCATCCGTGCGTTCAACCTCGATGAAAACCTGTTCATCCCCTCGTTCTCGCTAGATCTGGAGCGAGTGCCGGGTATCTACCGCGTCGAGTATTTTACCGCGGAACAACTGCGCCAACTGGTGCGCGACGACAATTGGGACAAGGACTGGGTGGAGCGGGCGATTGAGACGCAGCGTGGGCGCCTGATCACGATCAGCCCCTCCGAGTATCTGCAGCCCATCAGCCGCTCGTTCGTCTACACGCAGCAGCGGTTTACGGACAAGATCGGCGTTGTGTACGCCTACCAGCGTTTGTCCGACGAGGATGGCATCCCCGGCATCTACTGCACGGTGTTCCACCCGCACATGCCGCCAAGCGACAAGCACTCCGGCTTCGCAAAGACGGGGCTACTGGGTTACGCGCACGGCGAATATCCGTTTGTCCTTTTCCGTCGCGAGTACCTGTCGCGCAAGCTGCACGATTCCCGCGGCGTGCCGGAGCCGGGTAAGCCCTGGCAGGACCAGATCAAGGCGCACAAGGATGCCCGCATTGATGCGGCCTCCCTTGGCGTGCTTCCGCCCATCTGCTATCCGCAGGGCCGCCCGCCGGGTCGCTGGGGTCCAGGTGCGATGATCTCCGAGCGCCGGCCGAACGAGTACCACTACGCGGATCGTCCGATACCGGACATGAACACGGAGAACTCCGAGGCCCTCCTAGAGTCGTCGTTCAAGGAGTACAACGGCTTCGCTGCTCAGAAGGGCGATCCGTCGATGGATCCGATCTACAACCAGTTTGAGGTAAATAAATTCCTCACCTGCTTGGCCAAATCGTTCCGTCAGGTCTGGAAGCTCTACAAGCAGTACGGCAACGACCAAGTCATCTTCCGCGTGATGGGCGTCAAAGACGCGGAGTCGATGACGTTCAACAAGGGTGACGTGAACGAAGAGTTCGACTTCTACCTTTCGTGGGACGTGCAGAGCACCGACTTCAAGATGATGTCGGAGAAGTGGACCGCGATCATCCAAGGCGCTCAGTCCCTCGACCGCGAAGGCGTCTGCGACTGGGGTGCGCTTTTCCAAGCGTTCGTGTCCTCTATCGACCCGAACATTGCGGAGCGCATCATCCGGCCCGCCAAGACTGGCCAGCAGCAGGTGGTCAACGACGAGCAGCAGGATCTGGCGCAGATCTTCGCCGGAATCCCAAAGAACATCCGCATCGGTACGCCTCCGCAGCTTGGTCTGCAGGTCATGCAACAGTACCTGCAGCAGCCCGACGTGCAGCAGCGGTACGCGCAGGACAAGCCGTTCAAGGACCGCCTAGACGCCCGCGCCAAGCAGTATCAGTTCCAGATGCAGCAGCAGCAAAACGCTGTCATTGGCCGCCTCGGTGCCCCGATGCCAGGCCTCAATGCCGCTAACGCCAATCCCTGATGCCACGCAAAAAGACCATCCTCACTCCGTTTGAACGCAACGAGCGCCTCAAGGTCTCGGTGCAACGCTTGATGGCGAACGACGCCTTTCAAGACTTCATCGAGTCCCTACGGGAGATCCAGCACAACACCATGCTGGATCTGATGAGTGATGCGGTCGTTAAGGAGGACCGGCTCACGGTTGCGTCGCTGGGGGAGCTGCGGGCCTATGAGGCGATCATCAATCTCTACGATGATTATGTCCTGACCAAGTTGGCGGAAGCAGATGCCGAGCGACAGGGGTCATAAGAATATCTATTGACAGGAGCGGTTGTTAGTAGCACGGCTGATGGCACTGGGCATCCGCCCTGTCCTAAGCCCTTGGGGGCTCCAAACCCATGTCTAACGATCAAGCTATCGCTCCTTCGCAGCCTGCTGAAGCGCCACAAGCGTCCGAGGCAAAAGCCGATGCCAAAGTCAGTAGCAACCTGAGTGTCGCTCAAGCTGCTCAACGTCTGCTTAACATGCAGGCCGAGAACGCTAAAGCTCAAGCGGCGCCCGCGGAACAGGTCGCTCAGCCCGAAACGGCTGCACAACCCGCACCAACAGAAGCGGACCAGTCCGAGTCTGTCGGCAGTTCGGAGGCGCAGGATACTGAGGCAACCGCCGATGGATCCGAGGCCGACGACGATTCCGTTCCTTCTCAGATCTCGCCAGAGGTTCAGAAGAATATCAACAAACGCATCGGCAAGGAAGTGGCCAAGCGAAAGGCCGTCGAAGCGCAGTTGAATGAACTCCGTCTAGAGTTGGCGAAGAACCAGCAGCAGGCTCAGGCCCAGGTGCCCGATGTTCCTGTAGCGGCCCTTCCCAATGCGAGCACACCGCTCGCCCAGATTGAGAACTTCAACCAGCTAGACACCCTCGCCCAACAGGCGAAGGAAGCCAAACGCTTTGCCCAGCAGCAACTTGCGAAACGGAACTTTGAACCCATTCAGTTGGGGGATCAGGTTCTCGACCAAGAGGCGCTGACTACGATCATCATCAATGCGGACAAGACGCTTGAGGATGACATCCCTGCACGAAAGGCGTTTCTCTCGCAACGCGTTGAAGCGCAGAAGCTTGCCCATCAGGAATTCCCATTCCTGCGGGACAAGAGCACGCCTGAGTACGTTGCCGCCCAGCAGGCCTACATGCAGATGCCGTGGCTACGCAATCTGCCCAATTCAGATTGGATCATCGGGGTCCAGATTGAGGGTCTGAAAGCATTGGAGAAGAAGAAGATGAGCGCCAATAAGCCTGCCAAGGCCGGCGTCATCCCTTCAAATAAACCGCCTTCGTCTCAGACGGTGGCGACTGCAGGTTCTTCTGACAATCGAACGCCCGCGCCTTCCAAGACGCAGGCTCAGGTTGACGCCCTCCGGCAGCATCTGTCCAAGAAGGGTGGAGTTACGACAAGCGAAGCAGTCCAATTCCTCCTGGCCCGAGAGGCGGCCAAGCAAACTCGTTAATCACATGGCTCTTAGCACTACTTACAACGTCGCGGGGGATCGTGAAGATCTCACCGACTTCCTCACCATCCTCTCTCCCGAGGATACCCCCAAGATCTCCACCTTCGCCAAGACGAAGCGGATGACAAATGCCTACCAGGAGTGGCAGGTCGATTCCCTGACGCCCGTCAGCTTTGGCGGCGTCCTTGAAGGCCAGGATGTCCTCGCCTTCTCCAACCAGGCCGTCAACCGCGCTCGTATCGGTAACTACGTTCAGCAGTTCCGCGAGCAGTGGATGGTCTCCCGCCTCCAGGAGGCCTCCGATGTCGCTGGCGTGACCAGCGAGGTCGCGAACGCCAAGATGAAGGCGATGCGCGAACTGAAGCGGTCCATCGAGGCCTGCATCGGTTCCGACAACGACCGCCAGCAGGAGGCCCCGCCGGCCCCCTACAAGCTGCGTTCGCTCGGCAAGTGGATCAGCAACACCCCCGGCACCGATGTGCCCGCGGCGTTCCGTACGCCCACGGCCAACATCGACGCTACCGCCACTGGCTCCCTCGGTGAGAGCGCGTTCAACGACGTGTTCCAGTCGATCTTCCAGCAGGTCGGCGGCCGCCGGTCCTACACGCTGTTCGCTGGCCCGAACCTCAAGCGGGCGATCTCCAAGTTCCAGCGCCAGGAAGGTGCCTCCGGTACCACCAAGACCTATCAGGTCACGCAGGACGCCACCAGCCACCAGATCGACCTGGATGTTACCGTCTATGTCGGTGACTTCCACACCGTGACGGTCGTTCCCGACCTGTTCAACGGCATCGTGGACGGCGCTGATCCGTCGAGCACCACCAACCAGCAGAAGGCTCGTGGCTACGTCATTGACCCCGAGCTGGTCGGTATCGGCTACATGCTGGGTATCGAGTCCAACGAGCTGCCGGACCTCGGCGGCGGTCGCCGTGGGTTCATCCTCGCGGCCCTCACCCTGATGGTGAAGAATCCCCTCGGTCTCGGCAAGTTTGCCGCGACGAGCTAACCGTAGCCATCAACACAGGAGGAAACTACCATGGCTGATACTGCTGTCACTATTGCCCGCGCCCGCGTTTCGCAGCTCTCGCTGCAAGAGCAGGCCCGCGGTTTCTCGCACAAGTTCAACGTCAAGTCGTCTGATGTGGCGCTTGGTACCGGCTCGACCGATACCGTGACCGTCACGCTGGGCTCCTTGCCGGCGAAGTACGTGCTCAACAATGCTCTGGTGAACATCACGACTGCCTTCACGGGCACGACGGCGTTCTCCATCCAGGTCGGTACGACCACCACCACCAACAGCCTAGTGACCGCTCAGTCGGTCCTCACGGCCGGCGTGCTGGCGGGTGTCCCGACGACTGCCACGATCCGCACCGCGACGGCGACCGCCAATCTGGTGGCCATCTTCACGAATGCGACCGGCGGCAGCCCCTCGGCCCTGACGGCCGGTGAGCTGGACATCTACCTCAACATCGTGGATCTGAGCCAGCCGGATCGGCTGGGTTAAGGTCTCCCAGGGGGCATCCCGAAAGGGCTCTGCCCCCTTCCCCTTTTATGGTCCAACAGGAACCCGAGATCATCACCGCGCTCCCCAAGCACGTCGTTCGTGAGTTCTGGCGTGAAATGGAGGAGGGTCTGCCAGCCGAGAAGGCTGCGGCGGGCCTGCGGCAGGTCCAGCGCGCCAAGATCATGGCGGCTCAAGGATCGACCAAGATTGATGGGTTGGGACAGATGGCAGCCCGCATTGACGGGCGGCTCTTCTTCCGCCTCCAGCAGCAGCACGGCGTCAAGGTGCATGAGTGGCTGCCGGAGTACCTGAAGGACAATCCGAATATGTGCGCGAAGGGCTACCGGCCCAAGGTCAATCCGGCCCGTCATGGTCTGACGGGTGGCTGGATGGCCCAAAAGGCATCTTGAGGACGACTCCGTACAGCAAGGCGCTGAACCACATCTGCAGCCTGATCGGCGTCCCGATCAGTCGGCTGACGACGGAGACGGCGGACAGCATCAATGCGCTGTTCAACTCCAACGTCCGGCAGATCTGGGGTGCGGGGAACTGGCCGGATATCTCGATTTGGGGTGAGGCCCGTTTTGCGGGCAACCTGTTGACGTACGCGAACGATCTAAGCCAGACGAGTGTCTGGACCGCCACCAACGTCTCGGTCACGGCAAATTCGATTAATAACCCGGCGGATAACCGGGTGACGGCCAACAAGGTGCTGGAGACGGTTACGTCAGCCGAGCACAAGGTCGCTCAGACCATCAGTGGCTTCCCCAGCACGGACTATCAGGTGTCGGTCTATGCCCGCCCGAACGGCCGGGATTACATCCGCCTGGCGGTCAATGACGGGACGACCACCTTTAGCGCGTTCTTCAACGTGCAGGCCGGAACGGTAGGCACGCAGGCCAACGTGACTTCCGCGGACATTCAGCAGTGCCCGAACGGCTTCTTCCTCTGCACCATCACGTACACGACGGGGGCTGCCTGCACGTCGCAGATCTACTCGGTCAACGTGTCCACCGATGGCAGCACGATCTCCTACGCCGGCGACATCACCAAGGGCGTCTATCTCTGGGGCAACCTGATGGTGCAGCGGACGAATGTGAGTCCCAACCAGTTCGTTG